TAATATAATCCTAATTCAACCATAGCCTCACTATCACCATTATTAATACCCATTAAAAGATATTTTTTCATTTCGTCATATTCTTTATTTTCTTTATAATATAATCCTAAATATAGCATAGCATCAATATTGCCGTTGTCGATTGACATTAAAAAATATTCTTTCATGTCGTCGTATTTTTTTTCATCTTGATAATAAAATGCTAATTCATTCATTGATGTGCAGTCACCATTTTTAATTGATGGCAAAAGTAATTTTTCCATTTGGTAATAAGTAATATATTTATGTATTGTCGTAATTTTATATTCATTTTTCTCATTGTGTTATAATTTCATTTTTTTTAGTTTGACATTGTTAAAAAGCAATTAGATAATATTGAATGACACATGTAAAAAAATTGATTTTTAATTTATTGATGTGCAATGTTAAATATACATACAACATAAATAATAATCACATAAATAATAATCACATAAATAATAATCACATAAATAATAATCACATAAATAATGACAAAATCAGCGCAAAATATTGACATCGACGAGAATTTATATTCAAGACAATTATATGTTTACGGAAAAGATGCCATGAAAAATATGAGCACAGCAAATGTATTAATATGTGGAATGGATGGTCTTGGCGTTGAAATCGCAAAAAACATTATATTATCTGGTGTGGGAACTGTTACATTATGTGATGATGAAAATAATTTGATAACGTATGACGATTTGACGACAAATTATTATGCAACAGAAAATGACGTTGGGCATAATTGTGTTAACGTTGTTCGCGAATCATTATCAAAACTAAATGAATACGTTAGTGTAAAAACTATTTTATTTAATGAATATATGAAAAAAAATAATTTGTGCCAATTCACAACAGTTGTAGCGACGACTAAATTTTTAACGTCACATGAAATAATTAACGATTATGTGCGAAAATCAGGTGCACAATTTATTGGATGTTCTACGTTTGGATTATATGGACACATATTTTGTGATTTTGGAGATGAATTTGCAGTAAATGACATGGATGGTGAGGAAGCAAAAACTGGATTAATCATTGACGTCAGCAAAACAATCGAAAATAATAAAAATATAATATTTATGCAAACAGCCGAAGAACATGAATTATTAAACGGAAATATAATTTCGTTCACTAGTCCTAAATTAAGTCATTTAAAAGTTTCTATAAAACTCAAAGAACTTAATAAATTTATATTTGAAGTAAATGATGACGATTATAAAATGATTGAAAAAACTCAAGATTCATTTACTTTTTTTCAGATAAAAGATAAAACAATAGTAAATCATAAAATGTTAAGCGAATATAATAAACAGTCACTAAATGAAACGGTATCCAAGATAAATATTCTTGATTATTATGATATGAATAAAAGCATTTCGATGCATGCTTTTTATTTAGCGGCAATAAAATTTATGAACACTGACGACGAAAAATTTCCAAGATCATGGAATAAAGAAGATGCAGATGAAATTTATAAATTAGTTTGCGAATTTTATCCAGAAGCTGAAGATAAACAAGAATTTATTAAGTTGCTCAGCAAAACTATGGATAGTCAAATAATGCCGACGGTATCTGTGATAGGTTCAATGGTTGCACAAGAAATAATTAAGGGAAGTACACATAAATATATGCCACTTGATCAATTTTATTATTTTGAAAGCATTAATTCACTACCACATACAACATTAACAGAAAAAGATATAATATGTGAAGAAAATAATAGATATAGAAGTCAAATAGCATTATTAGGAAATTCTCTTAATGATAAAATATTAGACAGCAATATATTTCTTGTTGGTGCGGGAGCAATCGGTTGCGAACATGCAAAAAATATGGCAATGTTGGGAATTGGAAAAATAACGGTGACAGATATGGACACAATCGAAAAATCAAATTTATCGAGACAATTTTTATTCCGAAATAATAACATCGGAGAATTTAAATCAGATGTACTTGGACAATCAATAAAAAAAATGAACTCAAATATAAATGTAACAGCACAACAAAATAAAGTGGGTGGCGAAACAGTTCACATATATAATGATGAGTTTTTTGAAGAATTGACATGTGTTACAAATGCATTGGATAACGTTCAGGCAAGATTATTTGTTGACTCATTATGTGTTGCCAATCAAAAACCATTATTAGAATCAGGAACGTTAGGCACAAAATGTAACGTGCAGACAATAATTCCATTTATGACCGATTCATATGGTTCAACAACTGATCCGCCAGAAAAATCAATACCCGTATGCACATTAAAAAACTTTCCATATCATATTTCACATTGTATTCAATGGGCACGAGATATATTTGAAGGATATTTCTCAAATGCACCAACAAATGCAATTAAATTTTTAGAATATCCTGACGACAATAATTTTTTAAGTTCATTAACAGGAAATTTTAAAGAGATCATTCAAGAAATTCATTCAGTTGTTGACAATGTACCAATGGTATATGATGACTGTATTAAATTTGGTTATACTGTATATCATGACACATTTAAACATAACATAATACAATTACAACATAAATATCCAAAAGATGCAATTAATTCAGATGGTGAACCATTTTGGACAGGAACAAAAAAATATCCAGAATTCGATAATTTTGATGAAAATAATGAAAATCATATTAATTTTGTATTTTCATTTGCAAATTTATGGGCACATGTTCATGGATTACCAATAAATGATATTCACACAGTTGAATATTGCAAAGAAGTAACATCTAAATTAAACGTGCCGATATTTATTCCATCAGATGAAGAAAATAATAATATTAGCGAAAATGATAAAGAAGAAATTTTAAAGAAAAAGGAACAAGAAATAAATAATATGGCTGATAATGTTATAATTGACGAAATGAACACAAATTATAAACATATAAATCATGCATGTATCAATCCAATATCGTTTGAAAAAGATGATGACACGAATTATCACATAGAATTCATAACAGCTGCATCAAATTTGAGAGCATTTAATTATGGTATTGAACAGGCAGATAAACATAGAACAAAAGGAATTGCTGGAAAAATAATTCCAGCAATTGCAACAACAACTGCATTAGTTAGTGGTCTAGTTATGTTTGAGATGATAAAAATAATTGATAAAAAAGATAAATTATCTGATTATAGAAATTGGTTTTGTAATTTGGCAGTTCCATACACAGGATGTTTTGAGCCAACAAAAGTAAAGCAACAAAAAATAAATAAACTTGAATTTACGTTTTGGGATTCATTTGAATTTAAAAATGATCCAACAATTGACGATATTATTAATTATTATCGTAAAAAATATGACATGACGATAAGCACAATTACGTACGGACAACTTATGTTATTATCACCATTTGTTATACTCAAAAAGAAACAAGAAAGAATGAAAAAACATGTAAGTGAATTAATTATTGAATTAACACAAAAACAACATAACGAAATAGGAACTTCCGTAACATTGGGATTATTTTTTGATGATGATTTAGGTGATTCTGACGATTCAGGTAATGAAAATGAATTAAGTACCGTAAATGACGCAACGCCCACGTGTAAAGTATATTTTTAAATTACAACAAATAATTTAATTTATCATTAAATGCATCAAAAAATATTAGTTATTTATGTATAAATGTTATATTTTTACCACTAACCATAAATATTTTTTTGGTGTAAATACATTATTGATATATGTATGGTAAAAATATGGACAATCGAGTAATAAATAATGATTTATTAGCGATGGCAGTAGTAAAACATATTGGACGTGAATGTGCAAGAACTAATCATTTAAAAATAATGTGCAAAAATAAACAACATATACATGACGCTAAACAAATAAGTGACATAAATAAATTAACTTATGATAATATCAGACAATTAATTATTGGCAATATATTGCATTCAACTAATGCCAATTATGAATATATGTCAAAAATTATACGTAATAAATAAAAATATTTGCATATAATTGACATATTTTTAGCATTTGTAAAAAAAATGAAAATATTTTAATTAACGTGATAAAATGATGATAAACAATAATAAATAATAAAATGGATACTTTAATTAAACTATTCGATAACATATGTATTGATGACGTTGATGTATACATGATACAAAAATAATAAAAATGAAAATTATGCTGACGACGATATAAAAATGTTAATATATGGAATAAAAATGATATCATTTGATGATAAATTACCAACTGATAAATCTAAAAAACGAAAAATAATGATTAAAAGTGAACATATACAAATAATACTACACCTAATAAATGAATGCCGCGAAAAAAAAAGTTTTCAGGAGATAAATCCATTTGCGCCAAAATGGATTGACGTTTTTTGATAATTTATTTTATTTTGTGTAGGAATACAATAATGGAAAATAAAATATCCGCGAACGTTAAAAAAATTTTTACGCTTGATAAAATCAGAATATTAAAATTTGTTGAAATATTTCAGTACACGTCGATATTTATATTGTTGTCAATATTAACGTCAATTATATTGAACAATATTGGAATGCATTTATCGTTCAAACAAAAAAATAAAAAAAATAAGGACTATAAAAAAATTTCAGAAGTTATAACAAAAATTATATTTCACACATTTATTATCATTATTTTTGTGTTTTACATAAGAAAAATTGGACATATTATCCCAGGAATTGGTCCACAAATTGACACCACATTTAAGGAAGGAACAACCCATGAATATACAATACATGTTTCTATATTTATTGCTCTTGTTGAATTATTGCCCTACTATAGAAAATTATATGAAAAATTAAATAATGAACTATATGACGATGTATAAAAATTGATTTAATTTATATATTTATCAAAGGTTAACCGTATAAGTATTAAACAATAATAAAAACAAATGAATATTATATGTCTCATAAATTTAAACATGAAAATATTGATAAATTGATAAATTTAGAAAAATATGACAACAATATATTTCCATTGACAAAAATAATCACGACATATTATAAAAATATAAACATGTACATCAATAATTTTTGTGCAATGATGCTTGACATATTATTGACACCGGATGTTGATAATATATTTTTAAAGTCGATTTATAACAAGGCACGACTTGCATATGACAAAAAAGATGTCAAAACAAAAATATCAATGTTAATCAGTGCGAGTAGTGTTTGGAATGAAGAATCATACAACGTGTTTAAAAAAGCATTTCCTGAGTTTGAGCAATCGGTGTTAACAAAATCCATGAGCGGAATAATAAAACAAATTGCTATCCACATAGAACCATGGAATAGTAATAAAAATGAACAAACAAAAAAAATAAATGAAATTTTAAACAATGATAATGAAATAAATAAAAAAATATTGTTAAAATTTCTTAAACTGTCAAATTGTTAATTTATAAAAATTTAATAATATATACTAAATATTATTAAAGAATGCCTAAAATACTTGTCGAACTTTTTTATGCAAACTGGTGCGGACATTGTAAAAACGTAGCTCCTTTATGGGGCGTTAATAAAAAATCAGATGATAGTTCTGATGAAAACTCCCAAATTGGTGGGACGCCATTGTTATATAATGATAATGAGTTGCTCAAAATTGCTACATTTGAAGCTCATGAAGTTAACGAAAACTCAAAATATTTTAAAGAAAATGGTGTCGAAGGTTTTCCTACAATTAAAATACAAATAGACGGTGACAAAAATGGTGAAAAATATGATTATAATGGTGATCGTGATTATGATTCGATAAAAAAACATATATCGGTAATCCATAACAAAAAAATACAAAAAGGTGGTGGCATAGATTATAAATATAAATATGAAAAATATAAATCAAAATATGATGCTTTGAAAAAATCAATGCAAAAATAAAATAAATGATTCAAATCAACAATTCCAATCAATAATTCCAATCAATGCATCATCGACATTAGCACTTGGCGCGCAGCTGCGGTGGCGTCTTCATCAACAGTATACTTGGTTTTAGCTTCTGCTTTTGCTTTAGCTTCGGCTTTTGTTTCAGCTTCGGCTTTGGCTTTGGCGATGATTTGTTTAGCTTCAGCCATAGCTTTGGCAATGATTTGTTCAGCTTCAGCCTTAGCTTTGGCAATGATTGCGTCCGCTTTAGGTGTCGCTTGTTTTGCGTCAGCTTTGCCTTTTCCCTTGCTTTTAGCCTTGCCTTTGCCTTTGTCATCAGTCGGTTCAGGTTCAGCAGCGGCTTTGTCATCAGTCGGTTCAGGTTTAGCAACGCCTTTGTCGTCAGTCGGCTTAGGTTCACCGACAGGTTCAAGTTTAGCAGCGGCTTTGTCATCAGTCGGTTCAAGTTCAGCAGCTTTGTCATCAGTCGGTTCAAGTTCAGCAGCTTTGTCATCAGTCTGTTCAGGTTTAGCAGCGCCTTTGTCATCAATTGTTCCAGGTGTTTTGTCATCAGCTGGTTCAGGTTCAGCGGCTGCTTTTCCTTTGCCTTTGATTTTCTTGACTTTGATTTCTTTGATAGTCGGTTCAACGGCTTTTCCTTTTACTGCGTCACGAAATCCAAAGTCAAGAGGTTTATATTCCATCGTCGGAACAATTGGAGCAACAATTGTTTCAACCGTTTTTTTGGATTCGACTTCAGCTTTAGAAGAATCTTCAAACTCACACGGAATTCCCTTTTTGTGCAACATGTTCGCAATTTCAGGACACGTTACGATTTCGCTACCCGGTGCCTTTTTAGGATGATGATTAGTGTAATCTTTAGGAGATTTTCCCATGTCATAACAGAATTTGCAAAATTTGCTGTTTTTCTCAGCATCACGCTTGAGAATTTCAGGACACGTCACGACATCACTTCCTGGCGCCTTTTTAGGATGATGGTTTGTGTAATCTTCGGGAGATTTTCCAAGATCATAGCAAAATTTGCAAAATTTGCCGTTTTTCTTGGCATCACGCATGATGATCTCAGGACATGTAATGATGTCACTTCCTGGTCCTTCCTTGTCTTTCTTAGTGTAGTGACTCGAATAAACTTCACGTGGTTTCTTTGAATCAAAACAAAATTTGCAAAACGGAACGTCATTTTTAGCAAGAGATGACATGGTAAACTTTGTGTTGATATACGCAATAACAAAGATGAATTATGATAAAAAGAACATAGTAATGAGATGTTCAATGAGTTGTAATTTCAATTTTTTGCATATGCGTATAAAATAAGTTATAATAATGCTGTAAAAATGTCGATATTACCGTTTATGGTTAACCTTTGGTATTACCGTTTATGGTTAACCTTTGGTATTACCGTTTATGGTTAACCTTTGGTATTACCGTTTATGGTTAACCTTTGGTATTACCGTTTATGGTTAATCATTATTAACATTTCATAAAAAATTGAAAATGAAATAATTTATGTTAATATTGTTACCAAAAGTTAAACACAAACTACAAGCGACAAGTAAATACATATAATGAATTCGTCACGTCAACTATCAAGGTCATTCTATATTTTGGATGAGTTAAAAAAAGTAGGTGATAATCCATATGTATCCGTGGGCACAAATGACATTGATTTAAATGATTTTACAGGTTCAATAATGTCAAAAAATTTTGAACGAATTTATGAATTATTAATCGTGTGTCCAAAAGAATACCCCAATGTACCACCTTGCGTAATATTTATTACAGAAGATGAAATTACTGACAAAATAATAAAAAATGGTGAATTATCTTGCATAAAAAATATTGAATGGGATTTAAATAAAAAACACAACATAACATATTATTTAATGGAAATACGAAATTACATGGGTATAGCATAAATATTAATTTATTTTATTTTGTTTATTTGGTAAAAAATAAAATATAATTCCAATAATAATATAACAATTTAACATGTCACAATGCGCAACATATAATTTAAAAACAAAAAAGATTAAAAAAAAAAACTTGAACATATTAATCGTTGACGATGATGAAGAATGTGGTGAATGTCTTAAAATTATTTTAGAAAACGATGATCATAACGTAACCATAGCTGACGAAGGCGCAAAATGTATATCATTATGTCAACAAAATATTTTTGATGTAGTATTTATGGATTATCATTTGGAAGGCATTGACGGAGCACATATAACACAAATATTAAAAGAAAACATATCAAATCATAGCATGATATTAGCATATACAGGCGATGACAGTAAACTCGCACTAAATAATTTTAAAAATGTAGGTATGGATGGCGTCATGATAAAGCCAATAAATGCAGAACATGTTAGCAAATTAGTTAAATATATTGAAGAATGCAATGGTGAATTTAATTTAGTTTCTAAATTAGTGAAAAAACACAAAAACACAATTATATTTTAAAAATTAATTCAAAAATAGACAAAATTTTATTTTTGTCGTACGGTTTAATCATTGTGTAATCAAAATGTTTATACATATAATTATCCGATGTGTTATGTGATGCAGCAAAAATATTACCCGTTGCTGCTATAATTTTAATATCATCGCTTATATTATTATTTTTAATCATTTCGCATGCAGTGCATCCATCGATTCCATCCATGTTAATATCCATAAAAATACAATCATATTTATTTATTTTACATATTTGGATAGCATCATATCCATTATGAACAGCATCTATATTAAGATCAAAATTTAAATCATAATTAAAATCTTGGAGAAGCATTTTGAGTAAAGACAAATTTGTCTCATTGTCGTCAACGATTAATATATTTTTTTTAATGATGTTTAATCCACATGCACTAAATTCATGATTTTTTGTAGATTTATTTTGTTCATGATCAGTTATTTGTCCAAATGTTAACGGATGATGAAATGTAAAACATGAACCTTTATCATATTCTGAACATACAGATATATGTCCACCCAATAAACGTGCAATTTTTTGCGAAACACATAATCCTAAACCGTTGCTATCACATCCTAATTTAAAATTATTTGTCGTTTGACCATATTTTTTAAATAAATTATTAATTTCACTTGTTCTTATTCCAATTCCATTATCATTAACGCGTATTTCCATGACGTCTTTATCATTTAATACAATATCAATCCAAATTTTTCCATTTTCTTGTGTATATTTAATAGCATTAGATATTAAATTTGTTATTATTTGACTAACGCGTGATTCATCTGTTAACAATATTGTTGGAACATTTTTTTTTATTGTATTTAATGTCAACACTACATTTTTTTGTCTAGCACTTTCAACATATTCAATAATTATGTTATCAATAATGTCATAAATATCACAATCACAGATATTAATTGAAAATTCTTTTGACTCGATTCGTGATAAGTCTAAAATATCGTCAATTATTTTTTTCATATCGTTGCACGATTTATCCATCATATTAAGTAATTTGACAGGAACATCAAAAGCGTCACGATTATTTTCAATTACTTTATTTATTTTTGTTTTTAATAAATATTGTGACAGTGTAATTGACTGTAACGGATTGCGTAATTCGTGACTTAAAAAAGCTATAAAATTATTGTGAGATTTTTGAATTGTTGTCGAAACATACATATCATCATCTTGTATTTGTTCATTGCATATATTAAAAACGTGATATATGTTTTTGTTGCACATCACAGAATTAATTGTGATGTTAAAATTTTCAAACGATAATTTTTTATTTTTGTACATTTTTTGCCAAACCGTGTCGTCACATATAATATCAAGACCACAAATAATATTATTAATTTTTATTCCTACCATTGATATGTCGTTATATTGATCATTTATTTTTTTAGCATTATTATTGTTGAACATTACGATACATTTACTATCTGTCACAATAATTGATTCATTTGTTGTGTTTAATATTTCTTGAATTATTTGAAATGTCATAAAACGATTATCAAGATATTGACTTACTTTTGACACATTTGTCGAAACATTATGTAACGTTCCGTATAAATTTCCAAGTAAATGATAATCTTTAATATTATCATTTTTATAACCATTTTCTTTATTAACAAGACATATTATTCCATGTGTTTTATTGCAAAAAATGACAGGTATCGATATTATTTCATTAACATTATGAAATGCATCAATATAATTAATGTGTTTCAGCTCTTGCATATTATCAATTATATTTATATTTCCGTCAATTGTCGATTTTAAACATGTACATTCAATATCATCCACTTTTATTAACGAATTTTGTGGAAAACATAAATCATGATTAGTTTTATTGCATACGGTATCAATATATAGATGACGTTCATTTTCAATATCTATTAATGTTGCGATAAATCCGTATTTTGATTGTGTCGCATCTATTATTTTATCAAGAAATGTATTAATAAAAAATACGGACGGTAAATTATTTAAATAAGATTGATATGTTTCATTATATATATCATAAAATAAAATATCCATCTATTTATAGCAATATAATTAAATCATATTTTTATATTTGAACATTTTTAATAAGCAAATATTTTTATTATGTCGCTAATATAAAAAATGTTTAACATATGCATACCACTTTTAATTATAATTTTAGTAATATTTTTTATGGAATGTTTAAACAAACGTGATAATTTTGTACCGCAAATGTTTTTTACCGATACAACATCCGATTTTATTAATAGTTATCATGTAGCAAAAAATGTAACTAGTGAAGAAACACAAAAAGGACATGGATTAATTTATCCACATGATGACACAAATTTATCAAACTTACCAAGTGCTCATAGTAATGCACCTATTATATATTATTCTGATTTATTTGAAGACCCCGTTATGTCAGACGTAACATATTTCGGAAATGATGTACCACTTGGTCGTTTAGGAATAAATAAATGCATAGAAAAATGTAAAAATGGTAACTGTGTTGAATATGGTGTAACTGGACACGCGCATTGTTTTCCACCCAAATAAAAAATCATTATTTTACTATATTGTATGTATGATATCATTTTAATTGTCCCGTTGTATATTTAGTTTAAATATGTGTCATTTAATTGCTCTACCATAAAGTTTGTCCAAATATATATCATTTAAGTTCTTCTATGGGTCGTCCAGTTTAAATAAAAAATAATTAAATTTTGATATTTATCTGTTTTGTTTTATTATTAATTTTTTTATTGTACAGTTCGTTTAAATATATGACATTTAATTGCTCTACAATGAAGTTTGTCCAAATATATATCATTTAAGTTCTTCTATGGGTCGCCCGGTTTAAATAAAAAATCATAAAATTTTGATATTTATCTGTTTTTTTCAACGACTGCGTCGCGACTAAATAAACTTTGTTTATTATTGTAATTTATTTTCTCATTTTTAAAAATTAATTATTAGAAATATTATTTGTTATTTTTAATATTTATCTGTTTTTTTTATTATTAATTGTTTTATTGTACAGTTCGTTTAAATGATATATCATTTAGTTGGTCTATAATAAAGTTTACCTAAATATATATCATTTAAGTTTCTCTATGGGTAGTCCAGTCTAAACGAAAACATTATATTTTTTGATATTTATCTGTTTTTGCAATTTAATTTCTCATTTTTAAAAATTAATTATTAGAAATATTATTTGTTATTTTTAATATTTATCTGTTTTTGTTTTATCATTAATTGTTTTATTGTACAGTTCGTTTAAATATATGACATTTTAGTTGTTCTGTTATATTGTTCGCCTAAATAAAAAATCATTAATTTTTATTTATTTTAAAAAAATTGAAAATTTAAATTGAAAATATAAAAGATGACGGTGTTATGATTATAAATAAATAATTATGATATGTATCAGCACCGAAAAATCGCGATTAAAAGCCAAAGTAGGCGACAATAATAAATTAATTAATAATGTTGCAAACAATGGTGTAAAAATAGGCGATTGTGCTATAATGTCACGAAATGGTGAATATAATGGTTTTAGTATAAAATTTCTTGAAAATGTGCATCCATTGTTAACAGATAGGCGAATAAATATAGCACTAAATTATTATAAAAATGAACAAATAGAAGATACAATACGTACATTATGTATCTATGAAGAATACGTAAAATCAAATAAAAACAGAGACGTAATAGATTTTGTATTGTGTCAATGGTTAAATAAGGCGGATATAAATTTAAAAGAAAATAATTTGGGGTTTATTAAAAACGTTGATAAAATAGATGATTGTGTTGAAAAAAAATTGTTAGAGAGGGTACATACTGTAAGTTCAAGTCCAATAATAGGAAAAATGGAAATAATAGCGTTGGGAAAATCAACAAATGGAAATACTGTTGTTCCTGAATCATGGTTAGGATATGAATTTAACAATGGTGCAGAATTACATAACGAGATGGATAAATTAGAGTGGCGCGTAAACTCGGGCAGACCACCTGTATCATTTTGTTGTATATATTCGATGATGATTTTAGATAAAATTCAATGGATAAGTGATGACATGTTAAAAACAAAAAAAACAAATAATTTTATATTTGTTGGTTACGACGAGAAGGGATTTGTAACAAAAAATGTGACAAAAAATAAAAAGAATATGCAATATATGATTCTTGAAAAACAACAAATTGTGTTGGGAATAAATAAAAAATATTTACAAAAAAAAGATAAAGTAAAGATAAAATATTCCATCGGACATTTATCAAGTTTAATGCAAAAATGTTTTCGTCGTGGACTTGGAACAAATACATTATTGCGCGATACGATGACGAAAATGTCAAACGCAAAATCGTATAATTTACCTGATATTAATTTTGCAAAAGTATCGGGATGGAGACAATTATTTTGGAGGTTATACATAAGTATTATTGAAGATGTAACACCATTTATGTATGACGATGATGGTGCATATAATTTACTAGATATTGTAATTTTTGCGATTATTTCACATTACGACCCAGATATTGATTTTAATTATCATGTCGTTGATAAAATATTAAAAACAGGAACGATGATAATAAATCACACAGAAAGTCATAAAATATGGAATTGGAGGGATGGTGACATAAATGAAATAAAATATGATATATTTTGTAAAAATAATGATGATAATTTGCAGAGTATGATTTTAGTCGCAAAACATAATTTAATGCCCATGATGAACAACGATAAATTGATGATGATAAAAAGTGCAAATTATTACAAAAATCATTATCAAAAAAATGTTCCAAAATTTATAACTGACGATGAGTCATTCATTATTTATGATGACGACAGTTTAGCATATGAAACATTGCTTGCGTCACATGATATGCATTGTTGCCCGAATATATTGATTATTGGAAACCAAAATTTAAATTCAGAATTAACGATGAAAAAATTAGGTTCATTCATATGGAATAATATTAGCAGTGTTAATGTTCATATACCACTAAAAGAAACAACGAATATAAATTTATCACGTGAGGATAAAAAAACGCAAAAAATAATATCACAAATACAGCACCAATATTTTTACGGTGAACATAATTTTGATCCATCCCAATTACGTTTTGGCGAAATTCAAAAGAGCACAAAAAAAGACAAAAAAGAAAAAATACCAAAAAATATACTTCGAGATATATTTTTATTATTATTTGGTAAAAAAATTAGTCTAAGCGGATATGATGCTATAATTGCTGGAGATGTACAAAATCCATTAAAAATAAAAAAAAGAGGTTCAACCATGTCATATATAAATATCAATCATACTGATTATGCAAAACAAAAAATAAAATATGTTGAAAAAATGAAAAAGACAACAATAAAAATACCGAATATATGTTTAAAAAACAGTGACATTAAAATCAAATGGAAAAAAAATATTATTAAAAAATCAACTGCAATTTTGAGCGTAAATTTTGACGAAAATAACAAAATGGAATTTTATGTGAACGGCGTAAAATTAAATGATGCATTCGATTCATCAAATATAATTGAGTTGATTGATGATAACATTGAGATTACAAATGTCGATAATTTACATGATGATAAATATAAAAATATAATAAAATGTGCGATGTCGAACGATAAGTGTGATTATTATTTAATAAGAACACTTGAGATAATTCATAAATATAAATTGAACAACGATATTCATATTGTGGTTGATGATTGGGATAAATTATGTGATTTTTCGCAAAAACATAATGCAATAATATGGAAACAATTATACACGCGCATTATTATGAGGACAAATAACGTTATTTATGTTGGACCGGTTGATAGAAATGGGAACAAAATGCAAAACTCTATAAGTCAATTTTATGAAGGAATTATTTGGAGATTATTACAATTGATGTCTGTATTATATCCTCGCTGCATACATCAACGCAAACGTGGAAATAATGACACTATGAATTTTATTTGTAATGAAAATGTGCCAGAATATGACCACATGACGAAAATAATAAATAAATTAATATATGGCAAAATAAAAACTTCAAAAATCAAAATAAAAAACGAGACGCCAAAAATAGTTACGACATTGTGGAACCACCAGAAGGATACCGTTGTAAAAATGACAAATGGATATAAAAATGAAAATATAAAAGGATATGGTGATGCATCACATGTAGGTGCTGGAAAAACATTAACATCGCTCAATACATTTGTAAATTTATATGATGATAAAGATGATTCTCATTGCGGTTTTTTAGTATTATTACCAACATCACAATTATTAAATACGTGGAAAACTGAGATAGATAAACATACAAAGAATTTTGACGTCATATTATTTAACGATGTAGATTATAAACGTCCGCAAATTGTAAATAAAAATACGATAGTAATATCTACATTGGGAAAAATGCGGGATCATCCAATAATTAAACATATTGAAAAAAAATGGTCGCTAGTCGTTATTGATGAATGTTTATCAGTGCAAAACAGAGACGCTTTGCAGACAGAAGAAGCATGGAGACAAATAATTAATTCACGATATGGTGTATTAATGATGAGTGCAACATTTTTTAGGTCGCGGTTTGATAAGTTATTTTACATGTTAAAGATGCTTCAATCAAATCTGCCAGAAAATGATTGTGAATATTTAGATTGTATATTAAATGAACATATGATATGCAATATAACTGAAAATGATAGAATATGGAAAACAAATATTAATAGAATTAAGATGAATAAAAAAATAAAACTTGAATATGACAAAATAAAAAAAGAAGAAACATCAAATGAACAAAAATACATTAAATTACAAAAATTAATATACGATAAAGTTAATTACGTGAACATTTTTTATGATTTAATTATTAAATTAATAAATGGTGACGATACTAAAAAAATACTCGTGTATGGAAATAGTAAACATGAAGCTGACAATATATGTAACAAAAATAATAATTTGATTGGAAGGTATCCCGATATTAGCAAAAATATAGTTGTCGTTGCATTAAGTGAAGCAACATATGGATTGAATGATTTGGTCAAATATGACACGTTAATTATTAGACCTCCCATGCCAGATTTATTGCCTCAAATAAAAGGTAGACTTGATAGAGCCGGACAAAAAAGTAAAATATTAAATTTGGAATATGTGTTGCTCGATGAATGTTCTATTGAAGAAATATCATTATTCAGACTCGATATGGCAAATAATTTTTACAATAATTATATTATGCCAATTGCTGAATTTTATGACATGGCTGTAAATGGCTAAAAAATTGAAAAATAAATAATGTAAATTATGCACAGTTTAATTTATAATAAAAATAACATTAAACATGGCTTATGAATTATCAACATGCATATCTATCGTTGGCATTGCATATTCAACGTACGCGTATATCAACGATATGTGCAAATCAATTGAAATGCGTTTGTGTGAACTGGAATTAGAAAATGATTTTTCGCGTAAGTTATACGCCAATCATGATAAAATTTTAGATCGCATTACACGTGAAGATAACGAATTATTTAGTCATCCGCTAAAAAAAGATGTACTCTTAATTTTTGATGACATAAAAAAATTACAAAATGCACATACAGAGCTACAAAATATTTTTGTTCGCAGCGATGCCAAAAACGATAAAGTAATTGCTATGTCTGATTATCACGAGGAAATAGACAACGACATTAAAATATTGCAAAATAAATTATCATTCATTGATATAAATTTTATTATTTTAACATCTTCAATATTAAATTTATTCTATGTATGTTGCAAATAAATTAAGCCAATATTTTATTATTTTGACATTTTTAATATTAAATTTATTCTGTGTATGTTGCAAATAAATTAAGCCAATATTTTTTCTATTGATTCTTTCATTTGTATTTCACTTCCGCCAACATATTCATCACAATTTTCTTTGTCTTTGTAGATTAAAAAAGTTGGGAGCTTGTTGATGTAATATTCTTCAGCTATGTCAGGACAATCATCGATGTCAACATAACAAAATACACAATTTTTGTGATTTTCAGCTAACAATTCGAAATATGGTTTTATTTTTTTACACGGTCCGCACCATGTTGCGCCAAAATCAATTACGACAAATTTATTATTTTGAATTGTGTCGTTTAGCTCGTCAAACGATTCAATTTTAACAACAGTATTCATTATAATGTTCAGTATATTTATATTTTTATATGATTTAAAATTAAATATCGCAAATTATATTTTCAATTTTTTTATTGATTGTGCCAATATATATTGGCACAATATGTATATATATACATGCAGGCATATGTGCAAAAAAAATGAAATTTAAATTATATCACGTACAAATACAAATATAAGCCATTAAAAATAACAATAAATACCAAGAATGCCGTCTAAATCTAAAGCTAGCACTAAATCAACCGAATATGTATATTTTGTATATGGTGGAATTATGAAAGAAGGAAACACATTTTTTGGAGCATTTAGCGGTGATGATATTGATGAGCAATTAGAGACATATAAAGAATTGTATGGAGGAAATTGCAAAGCTAGATATGTGAAATCTGAAGATTCTGAAGGTGATTTAGAAAAAATTAAAAAGAAACTTTCATCAAAACTATACGCTGGTACAGATTCTATTTATGAAACAATAATTAGTGATGCTGTAAAAACTATGCGTGATGAAGCTGGTGTAAAAAATGCATCGACTTGGAATATTCGCAATTCAGATGAACCAGAATCTAAGACTAAAACGCCTAAGAAAAGTAAAAAAACAGAACCTGAAACTGATGACGATGAAGAAGATGAAAATGTTAAGGTTGTCGTGAAAAAAAGTTCAAAGGGAAAAACTAAGAAAACTAAAAAAAATAAATCATCTGACGAAGATGAAGAAGATGAAGAAGATGAAGAAGAAAAAAAAACTAAATCAAAAGGAAAAACTACAAAATCTAACAAAAAATCGAAAGCTATAGAGGAAGAAGAGGAAGAAGAAAGCAGTGAAGGAGAAAGCAACGAAGAAGAAAGCAATGATGAAGAAAGCAATGATGAAGAAAGTGATGAAGAAGTAAAAGTTGTCGTGAAGAAAAAAACAACAGGAAAAGACAGCAAAAGTAAAAAATCATCCAAATAAATTATTTTATACAATATTTTGATTATTAATAATTGAATAATAATTTTTAATTATATAAAACTATTTTAATATGGAAGAACCATTTAAATTATTATTAATCATCGCAATATTTATCATAATTATGAGCTTTATAAAAAGTTTTCGTGAAGATAAGGAAGGATTTGGTGGCGTATTAACACAATTATACGCAAGCAGCCTAAATAATTATTATCCGTATAATGGACTGTATGATGGAATATATAATGGAACATATAATGGATCATATGATAGAAGATATAATGGATTATACAACAAATGGCAATCTCCTTTTGGTATATGGAATATACCAACTAGAACGCAAAATTGGATGAATTATTATAATGTTCCATACTGGGAATATCCGTGGAGATATTTATATCGTTAAATAATTTATATGTTGAGAACATCATGATCAACTAATTTTAAAAAACTTTTAACTGATTTTTCGGCTATTTGTTGAATTGTTAATATTACTTCAACGATATTTTCCAATTGTTTTATATTGTGTTTAAGTATAACTATTGCATCACTGTAAATTATATTTTGATTTGGTATAATCATTTGTATACTATATGTTGATATTTTTCCTGTTTGTAAATATATTTTATCGTCACGATGCGTAATTATTATGTTATCAACAGAACATAATTCAACATATTTGTCGTCATTAATTAAAATATTATATTCGTTCGCGGTTGATGTATTCTTATCGAGAAGCATTAATGTTCGCTGATAATATAAACGACATATACGATTGCAATACTCGATATCTGTAATTTTCATTATATTTGATGTACCCATTATATTATATTTGTTAATCTGTTCAGCTAAATCATTGCTTAATTCGGAAGACATTGTGTGTAATAATTCATAAATTTTACACGTATTTTCAATATGATTTAACATTTTTTGTAAGTTATCTTCACGTTTTATTTTTTTATTATTTTTAAGCTGTTGTCTTTTGATAGTTATGTTTTGTCCTTCGTAATTATTATCATATAGTAAATTATCTCCATAAGCATTGTTGTGGATATGATTTTTACACGTGTCGTTATGCGCATTATTTTCATTGTCAAAACATTGTTTGCGTGAATCGTCATTACAATTATCGACATATTCTTTATTTGAATTATCGTGGCATGCATTTTCATTATCAAAACATTGTTTGCGTGAATCGTCATTACAATTATCGACAAATTCTTTATTTGAATTATCGTGGCATGCATTTTCATGCATATTATAATTACATTTGTCCAAATCATCGTGCCGTATATTTGGTTGCGTGTCGTGGTTATATTTGTCTAAATAATTGTGACGTATATTTGAGTGCGCGTTGTGATCACATTTATGATTCATAATTTTTCTTTTTTTTAAATCTTCACAATATTTTTCATCGGGTGTGCATCTATTATTTGAATTAATCGTGTCCATAATTTTATTGTCAACTGAACTTACGATATATTCTTCAATGAGATCTAAATTTTCACATTTTATAAATAATGAACTAGATTTACATTTACCTGATGAAGATGATGATTCACATTTATCCGATAATAATGGAGATTCACATTTATTTGATGAAGATGATGATTCACATTTATTTGATAATGATGGAGATAGAGATTCACATTTATTTGATAATGATGGAGATTCACATTTATTTGATGAAGATGATGGTTCACATTTATTTGATAATGATGGAGATTCACATTTATTTGATGAAGATGATGGTTCACATTTATCTGACGAATTGCCCAACAATGATGATAACGATTTGTTCGATATTGATGAACATTTATTTGGTGATGATGATGAATCACATTTGTTTTGAGACGATGACGCATCACAATCATCAGATGACGACGTGTTACAATCATTAGATGATAAAAATGAACATTTACTTGGTGACAATGTTGATGATTCACATTTATTAGAAGACGATTCACATTTATTAGAAGACGATTCACATTTATTAGAAGACGATTCACATTTATTAGAAGACGATTCACATTTATCCAATGACGATTCACAATTATTTGATGATTCGCATTTATTTGATGACGATTCACATTTATCATGATTTAATAGAGAACTCAATGAACTTGAAGAATTATCAGACGATAATTCGCTGTGTTTGCAGCATTTTTTCGTGGTAATTTTCGTAACGATTGGTCTTATTTTTCCGGGTATTTCGATATCTATGCAAATTCCTTTTCCATGACATGATTTTTTTGAAGTATCGTAATGTTTTTTTTTAACATCGTCCGATTGACACAATGTATTGTTTATGTTGCATTGCGTATCAATATTTAATAAATCATTTGCAGTAGAAGATAATGATTCACATGGTTGTTTTTGTTCATCTGTGCATATATTATTGCTGTCACTGTTATCGTCACATGTATCATTACTACTGCATGCATCATTATCATTGTTACATATATTATTACTATTGCACACATTGCTACTATTATTATCGTCATTGTTATCATTATTATCACATGTTAATTGTGGTGCATATTTTGATGTTAATGATTGTATGTTAGGTGATGAACATTCATGGTCAGAATATATTTTTTTTTTAACAAATGATAAACATATGTCGATTAATTTTATTTCGAATGTATCACAAAGTAAATTTTTTTTAATAATATCGAAAAAAATAGTTTTATATGATGTTAAATGTTTAGTTGAATATTTTTTTTTATCTTCGATTATCAAAAAAAATTTATGTATGATGCCTTTTGATGCTGTCATGACTGATTCAGAATTTTCATAAGGATTATCATCATCTGAGTTAATATATCTCGTTAATATGTCGATCACTAAATTTTTGTGCTTAATTATTATAGTCTTATCACACTCCATATAATATATGTTAGTATTTAATAATATGTAATAATATTATTTGTGCATGGAGATGTTAATTGAAAAAAATAAATAGTTCGAGTAATATATTAAAATTATGTCGACTATAATAAAACATAATTACACATGAGCAAATTTCATTTTAATTTTAAAGCGAAATGTGAAATATCGAAAAAAGAAGAAAATAAAGACGATATTATCAAAGAAATATTGACAAATCTAAATATGATGGTGCACATATATACACAAATGACTGAAATTACATTGGCATTTGAAGACAATATCATGCACTTAGTCAATAAGGTGCAAAATGAAGGAAGTATAAGTTACATGATATCCGAAATATTTGATAATTATTTGTCAGAATTTATAAACAGAATAGTTTTATGCTTAAAAATACAAATGTCGTCTCAATTTGGTTCTGCCACTGAAATAATAAAACATTGGGAAGAAACAAACAAAACGTACAAATATAATGCAATAATACACACGTCATTAAACGAGCAATCATTTGAACAATTGATATGTGAAATAGATAACGTAGGAATATTTAATTATACGTTGGACGCATCAGATAACATCGTGATAACAAATGATGTTAGAGCGAACATATATAATAATGATGAACCCGCTATAATAAAATTTGGAAAAAATATGATATATGAATTTAAAAATAGCGAAATGTTGAACATATTGCAAAAATCAGAACATGAATTTTGTGAAACAATGGAGAAATATATAACGCGCATATTAAGCAGTTTTCACGATCAAATAAATAAAAATAACGATGTCATTAAAAGTTCAATAAATCACGTAAAGCATATCGATGAAATATTTTAGTGCTTAAAAATTTTATAATATTGAACATATGTATAAAATGAGTTGTGGGTCAGATTCATATTCTGATGACTGTTCGTCAGAAATTTCATCATTATCATGCGGTTCATCAATAAATATATCAGATGATGTATCGTATAATAGTAAATTTTTAGGTTCATTATTTGTCCCGGATAAAATAAAATTTAAAAAAATAAACCGTGATAAATGTCGATATAAGCATAATGAACATCACAATGATTATTTATATTGTGACAACGATAGCAATTATAATAGTGAACATAATAACAATTATAATAACAGCAAACATAAGAGTAATTATAATAATGAGCATAATAAACCTTTATTTAATGATGAAATGCATAGCAATGATAAATTACGTAACAATATTTACGACAACATTGAAAATAGGATAAATAAAAATAATAATATCGATAAAAATAGTAACGTTATATCAAATACGAAAAAACAAATAAGTGATACAATATGTGTTTTTGAACAGCTAAAATATGCATCTCAACGATATATATATGATAGTGATATAAAAAATTACATGATTGAATTATCAATACTTTTGCGTTCACGAGTTGCTTCAAGTATAGGAAAGGGTGCACCATTAATAAGACGCATATCAGTTGACGGTAATCGTAATACGCATAAACATTACATATCGTATAAATTAAAAAATAATATATGGATTCGCAATAAATTAATATATGAGATTGACAATATTGATGTGGTAAATAATAAAACCACAATTAATTTTGGAAATAAAAAATATGAATTAAAAAATGACGACATGAAATATTTTATAAATGATATTGAAAAAAATATTTTGACATTAAATAACGGTTTGTTATATTTATGTTCAATAAAAAATATACATAATGAATATTAAAAAATTGAAAAAATATTACAATAATGATTGAAATGAACTAATGTGTGATATAATAAATATTATAATTGAAGGATAATGACATATTTTTCGTTGATAGGATTTGCACATGATAAACCAGCATCCGAAATAATAAAAATAGGAAAACAGTGGGTTGAAAAAAATGTAAAGGAATTATGCACACTAAAAAAACAAATAAATGATGTTGATTTTTTAGACAGTAAACTTAAGAAATATTCAGAATTTTATAAAATTATTGATAATACTATTTTTATGACATCAAAAAAGAAAAAAGAAAAAACAATGACAAAAATATTTAATGATGAAAAAAATGCAAAATTAAGATTATTTAATTTTACGTATTATGACGTAATAATATGCGAGTTTAAAAAAATGTTGTCGGAACATAATTTTGATATGTTGATAGGTGGTTCGAGCGTATTATCTGCAGTTATGATGGAACCAGGAAAACAATTTAAACCAAATGATATGGATATTTATATAAAAAATATTACTAACGAAAAAATTGTGGTTGTCGATAAATACATACAAAAACTATTTGACCAAGATAATGGATTTAATGTTTATGTTGTGCGCCGTTCGATAACAATGACGTGGTGGGTATTTAAAGATGGTATATTTTGTGTGGAAATTCAATTAAATTTATATGACATAAATTCGTGGTCTGAAATTTTTGCATTATATCATGCAGATATGGTATGTATCGGGTATGATATTAAATGTGACGAAATTATTACGCATGATTCTAGATGGTTGACATTTGCAGAATCATATTCACATAATTCTTTAATATTTATGACGGATGAATTTGGTCTTAGGAATAAAAAACACATATCAAACATAGTAGCAAAATATAGCTCACGAAATTTTAACATAGTTGGTATATCTAACAGTGTTAAAGATGATGATAGAAGTGATATGTCAGGATCATCATCAGCATTATCAAATGACGATATATTAACAAAAAAACCTATCGATATATTGATATTAAAATATTCTGCACACGATGATATTTTTATAGATAGTGATATTAAAAATTTATTGACAGAAATAAAACCGCCAAAATTATTGCACATGTTTGAGCCAACAAATTCACAATTTATGAATTCAGTATTTGACATTGATTTGTGTGATGATAATAATGTTGAATGTCCTGTATATTTATGCAATGTAAATTTAATTATGCAAAATACGGAATGCGAACATTATGTGTCGATGAATGCTTACATAAAACAAAAAACAACTAAATGTCCACTGTGTCGAACCTCATGGGAAGAAAAAAACACATATATATCATGTGCCAAAACATATAAATTACAAATGATTGATAAAAAAAAAAATATTAATAATAAATATGCGCAAAATAATGAAGTAGAAGAAAAAATTGTTATTGATGATGAAGTGACACATAATAACACGTTAAATGATATTGTTCAATTAGATGATATTCTTGAAATTCCTTTCAACGATATTGCACACGATATAATTGATAGAAGAGATTGGGACGAAGAACCCGTTGCGATTTGGAGTAAATCGCTCGATGCATCTACGTTAGATTTCATTCATTGGACAACTGAAGAAATAAATGAACCGTTGAGTGACCATTCCTCTTTGAATTCTAATGATTCAGATGATGAACCAAATGTTCGAATTCGAGGTGATTCAGCTGATGATTCAGATGATGAGCCAAATGTTCGCATCCGATATGATGATTTATGCAATGAATCTGACAGTGATTAATTTATAATATTTTTATTTGTGTGAAATAAATAAAAATTGATATTTTAATTGGATAACGTAATAATCAATATATGTATGTACAATTATGTGCATAAATATATGTTAGATTTGGGCGAAATAGACAATTTTAGACTAAATTTTTTTAAACATAAACAAAATGTAGATTATTTATTATCAACGTATGAAACAATAATATGCCAAGAACAATTATTTTTAACGATCATACAAATAGAAAATAAATATAAATATCACACTAAATTATATCATTCAGTCGAAACATTTGATGATTTATTTTTAATGTACGAATCAATGTGCGAAAAAAATGCTTGCTCTAAATTACAAAAAATACTTGACGCAAGAGATAAATTATTTAGTTATGTCGTAAAAAATGAACATTCTGAAAATATAAATTTAAAAAAATTATTTCAAATATTTGATAATGATGAGGCGTTTCATTTGGCAACATTAATATTCAGATTTAAAAAAAATTTAGTTGATGAAATAATAAAAAATCAAGATAATTTTTATTGTTTTTCTGAAATTTATAATGCGCCTGAAATTGAAACATACGATGAACCCATTTTAGAATCATTAAATGATAATCCGTCACATATGCGAATAATATTTAAACAAAATGATGACATTCAATTTTATGACCCAGATATATGTGATGATTTTCATAAAGTAAAATATTTTTTTAAATTATTGCTTGGTCATGATGCAAAAATATATCATTATTTAAAAATGTACGTGCCGATACAAGAAATTACTGACGATAATTATTGTTTATTTCATTGCATATATATGATTAAATTAGTTGATAAATATAATGCGTGTGATTATAATTATGTACATTCTAAAATAATTGCTCATAAATTTTTAATGAAAAAAATAATAAGCAAATTATATAAGAAAATATTAAAACATGTTTGAATATATGCCATTATTTATTAATTGTTATAATTAATTTTCGGGGGTTTGATTAGGAACAGGAGCACCCTGATTATAATAATGATGATTATGTGATACTATTGTTGATTGTCCATTATTGTTGCCTCCATTATTTGCATTATTTGCATTATTTGCATTATTTGCATTATTTGCATTATTTGCACTATTATTACTCCCGCTATCATTAAGATTTGTCATTGCAGAGTTACCCACCTCTTTAGTGACATTTTCAACTTCGCTTGCACCTTCTTGAACAGCATTATCAACATCCATCATAATATATTCAGAATATTGTTGCAAAGAAATGACTAAAAGCGAATACACCAGCAACATTTGTTTTTGTACCGGTGGCAAATATGTGATAGCTTCTCCTGCACAATATTTATTTTCATTAAAACCGTTAAGCATATTAATAATTAAATATCCGGACGCATAAATTGCAGCCGTAATAGCAACTGAAATAAATGGCGCCAATTGTTCAATGCCAAACATTATCCAATCAATTGGTGGCACAAAATCAAGAATCATTGTGACGGTAACAGTAAGTGCGTGTAATAATACAGCGCTTTGAAATGCGACGAGTATTTCTTGTTTTATTGATACGGTCGGTTTAGTTGTAGTGGCTGGTTGTTGATTTTCATTTTGTTGATTTTCATTTTGTTGATTTTTATTTTGTTGATTTTTATTTTGTTGATTTAGTTGACGTTGAAGTTCGACGGATATTCCTTTTTTTTTATGTTTTTTATTTTGTTGATTTAGTTGACGTTGAGCATTAGCTTGACAAGATTTTTTGCTGTGTAAATAAAAAGCAAGTGTACCTGATGCTATAATTGTCAATAATTTAACGACAAGTATAAGTATTATATTAATATTTTGTTTAGCCGCTGCATTAGCTGCAACATATGTCACAAAAAAGCTAATCACAGGAATCATTACGTAAAAATCAAATGGAATACCACCTTTACCTTTTTTTATCCATCCCATTAAATGATATGTTGCAGGAACAATATTAAAGGGCATAAATATTGGACCCAATAAACCAAATATCATAGTCCATGATTCATCAAGTGAACCATTTAAATAATTTATTCTATAATGTAAATCTGGAATAATACCAAACATTAAGACTATTATAAATCGCACTATATAAAATTGCCCTATTTGAAATGCCATGTTATATAATATTTAGACATAAAAAATAACAATAATATATGTAATTAGTTAAATAATGCGTTAAAAATAAATTAATGGTGTGGCAACATATGATTTATTTTCATTTACAAATTTATTAATATCATTTGAAAATACACGTTCATGATGTCTTTTTGTATAAATTTATATAATTCTACCCGTGTTAAACATAATTTGACACATATTTCGCAAGGTTATATGTTTAATTTGAAAAAACAATTGATGTTCTTCTTTGTATAAATTATCATCATATGAATCGCGCGTTGAAAATATTTTGTGCATATATTCGTGTGCCTTATTTTTGATTTGATGTTAACACAGTCGACTATTTTCAGTTTCCACTTACAGTCGACAAAATGTGAACTTTATGCTCGCAATTGACGAACATTTTAATAAATTCACAGTGTTCATTTATATCCATACGAAATGTTTCAAGATATCGTCCAATTGTTTCGACTAGCATCAACAGTTTGCATAACGGTTTATGATGATTTTGTTGTTCCGTTATTTAAAAGTTGATAGTTTTTGATAAAAACTAATCACTTTTTGTTTACAAACATACATAATAAATTACATATGTTTGCACATTTTCATTGTAAGGAAAATGGAGATAACTCTCATTCTAATACACATTTATTGTGTATTTCTTAACATTATATTTCTGGCACCATTTATGTCTCTATCTATTTTTAATCCACAACCATTGCAAATAAATATATCTTCATTTTTTAAATTTTATTTGATTTTTTCCACAACTTTTTGATGTGTAATATTCTGGACGCAAAGACACTACGTGTCTAGCTGGCTATTTACTTTGTAAAATGCGAATTATCAATTCTATTTTTTCAGCATTGCATTTATTTTTTAATTTTGTTAAAAATTCATAATATCCTATGCTCATTAAATTTCGCGCTAATCTGGAATTTGTTTTTGCACTACCATTTTTCGGGTCTCAAATGGCGGCATTAATATTTTTCCATAATTATCGCATAAAAATTTCAACGATTTGTTGTGCAATTCATTTCTTAAATTTTTTAAATATTTAATTTTTCTATGCATTGCTTTTTTTAAATTTTTTCTTTTTTCATGATTATATTTATAATTTTTATTCACTTTTTTATATTGTTTGCTTACTAATATGTCAACATCTCTACATATTTTATTTATTTTTGTTTTATCCGAACTTTTGATATCTTGTTTAAAACACACATTTAAATAATATTCATTTAATGATTTATTCCATGTCAATGAACTGTCACAAATGTTTTTATATTTATCGAATCTACATGATGTTTTTATGTTTCTGAATATAAATTCATTTGTTATTTTATTTTGTAAATTATAAAATAAACTGTTTGTTTGTGCATTTATCATTGTTTTTTCTAAATTAATTGTTTCATATTTAATTTTTCGCGTTTTATGTTTTAATTTAAATGGTTTTTTATATTTTTTATGCATAATCATGCATTTATTATATGCATCAGTTGATTCCTTTATTGACATATCTAATAAATGTGACGGAAAATTAAGTTCATTAATCCAATTTGGATAATTATTTTTTATCAATTTTCTGATCGTCATAAACGAAAATTTACTTTTTTCATTTTTAAGATCTATAAATTTAATAGTTTCTTTTTTATTATGATCTACATAAAAAAAAAAGTATTTTCATTTGTTGAATCATAATTATTAATAAAATCAATTGATCGATTATAAAAATACCTGTACATGCCATATAAACGCTTAATATATGATTTTTGATTTGGGTTAAAAAATAATTTAATTTTGTGACATTTTAAAAACATTACTTTTAAAGTAATGTTTTTAAAAAGTGTTCTTTTTTGGTTATTTTAAATAAAATAACTAAAAAAATGACATTTAATTGATTCATAAGTATCGTAATTATTTTGTTTTCTCTCAAGCAATTGTTTTTGTTTATATTTATTTATTTTATGTTCAGTTTTGAACCAATTATCATAATTAAATGTGTTTGGTGTTTTATTGATTTTTAAATTTTTCTCGATTGGTAAAAATATTTTTTTAGATAATTTTTCACATTTGACATCCCAAAAAGGAATGCAATTCGCATCTTTGATTAACATAAAAAAATCAGCATAATTATTAATACCATCATCATGGACATTAAATATATTATCAACATATGAATTAACAATGTATTGTTCATATTTACATACGATAGACGTAAATTGTTTATTTAATTTTATAATTTGTTTACTATCGTTCTTCTTTAACTTTATGTCATTTTACGTAAAAATTGAAATTCATATTTGATTATCAAGAAATATCAAATATTTTGCAACTAGTGGCAACCCATTGAGATACGACAAAGTTGTGTGATGATAATTTTTGATTGTGATGAGGAGTGTGCGCAGCCATTATATATTTGATGATTGTAACTTTAATGCGTATTGTTGTGCATAAATAATTAACATATTGTGCATCAATATGTTAAACATTTTAATTTTTTATTGAGATAAATATAAAAAAATGAAATGTATAACATATGACACATATGCACGATAAATATATATATATAATAAATATATGTGTACAATAAATATATATAAAAATATAATGAGAATATTTCAATACGTGATTGAACTGAACGAACCAATAAATGTCTTATCAGAGTTATCTATTGTTCAATTTGATACGCAAAAATATTTAGTAAGAGAAAAAATGCCAAATATAAATTGGAAAAAAAATGAATATACACAAAGAGTAATAATATTTGATTCATCAAAAAATGAATTTCACAATTATGATGAAAAAATAAAGGAAACAAATTTGTACAAAAATTATGATTATTTTGATGGATGTTCGATAATGGAACAAATTGAACTCTTAAAATATCGCGATAAAATGGATGATATAAATAATTTAGAAAAAAATGATCAGATATATGATATTTTAGAAGATGAAGAACATCCATATTATAATATGTCAGTCAATAAATTAGAAAATATATTTGATACAGAATTTGTGAACCAATATAAATTTACTGAACATGAACGACACATAATTAATTTGGTCACTAGTCATCCGTTAGTTAAAAATAAAATAAAATCAGTTAAGTGGATTGATAAGATAATATATTAATATTATAATTAATTTTTTGTATCGTAATGAAGATATTTAAATTTCAATAATTTTTGTCATGTTTATTAAAATGAATTGTCCTGTTAAATATGTGCATAATATTGTTATCATGTGACACAATTAGTAGAGTGCGATTTTTTAATTGTTTAAGTAAATTGATAACAATTTTTTTATTAACAACGTCAAGTGACGATGTTGGTTCATCGAGTAATAATATTTGTTTATTTTGAATAATAGAACGAACAATAGCGATTAATTGTCGTTGTCCGCCAGATATATTATTTCCTTCTTTACCAACATTAGTTTGCAGTTTTTTTGGCAAATCATTAAATACGTTCGCAACATTTAATTTATGTAATTCTATCCATATTTGTGATTCTGTAAATTTAGTACCATATGCGATATTATGAAATACAGTTGTGTCAAACATTTTTGGATGTTGTGGGATATACGCGATATGATTCATAACATTATCATAATTAAAATATTTTATATTTTGTCCATCAATTAAAATATTTCCATCGTACTGAATAAGTCCACCGATAGCTTTAATGATAGAAGTTTTTCCTGAGCCAATATTTCCGGTTAGTCCAATTATTTGATTTCCTTTTATTGTTGCGTTGAAATTTGTAAGTATTTTATTTTCATTATTATTTTTATTATAACTTATCGATATATTTTCAAGTATAATATCTCCATTTTTTATAATAAAATTTTTATTTTGTTGTTCACTATGTATTTGAAATTGTGAAAAATATTGTTGAACCTCATTTAATTTTTCAATATCTGTCATTATTATTCGAAATTTACCGACAATTGATTCATAATATTCTAAAAAAGTTAATAACATTAAACCGATAGAAATTAATTTTGGGTTATCAATTTTATCGTTGTTACGTATCCGTATTGCATAAGCCAACATGCTTAATGTAAATAATGTACCAATATTTCGTAATTTAAAAGTTGAATCACTGTTCATCAAATCGTTTTTTATGTATGTACCATATGCATCAGATGTCATTTTATTTAATATATTTTTTTCTTCATGTGCCGTTCCGTTAACAATAATTGTATCAGAATTTATCATAATATCATGGACATGATTAAAATATTTATTTAACGAACCACCATTACGTTGTACAAATGATAAACTTTTACTTTCGATAATAAAAGTGACAAGAAATAACATAAAAAATAAAAAAAGCATAACACACGCATTAGATGAATCATTATTTGCATATAATCGCACCAATCCCGCGACTATCATAACAGTTGGTGCAATATATGACGTAAAAAATGAATAAATTGAGCGAAGATTTGTTATTTTTCGCAGATTCATAATAAATTCATTAACATTTATTTGTTGTTTTTTATTTTTTATATGGTTCAATGTTTTGACAGTTAATTCTTTTGCGCTGTCTAATTCAATTATTGGAAAATTTTGTGAAACAATTGCATCATTTAAATATAATAATAAACCTGAACAGAAATAAAGGAAAAAAAATATCATTGTATCGCGTGAATCTGATGACTTAATAAATTCAGGAAGGTCTGCAATAATTTTACCAATTTTTTCATAAAATACAACGTCTTGATACCACACACCCGTGAGTAATGAAATAAGTGCAATGATTAACATGTATTTATTTTTTGCGTTATCGAATATTATTTTATACGTATCAATATTTTTCATATAATAAAAGGAACTATAAAATATTTTATTTAAAAAAAAGTTAATTTTATTATTCAATATTATAAAATAAAAATGAAATTCACAAACTGTCAAATATTTTTAATCATTGTTGGTCTATATTTAATATATCATCTCCACAAAAATAAAGTGTTCGCAAAGGAAGAAAAGGCAATAGTTGCAGATATTAGTGAAGATGCCGAGTCGGTCACTGGATTTATTGATGATCAGTACAAAGAATATAAAAAGGCAATAGATGCAGATATTAGTGAAGATGCCGAGTCGGTCACTGGATTTATTGATGATCAGTACAAAGAATATAAAAAATTAATATAAATTATTATAAATTAATATAAATTTTGTTAAGGGATTATATAACCTATGAAATTAACAAATTGTGAAATTTTTTTGATTGTTGTTATTATATACGCATTATATATAATTTTTTTTGGTGATAACCAAACCACTGAGCATTTTAAAGGCAAGGGAAATGGCAGTAAAGCTAAACAGCAAAAAAAACAACAAAAAAAGCAAAATAAACAACAAAAAAAACAACAACAAACGCAAAAAAAACAACAACTACACAGCTCAAATATATCAAAAAAACAAGCTAATAAAGCACAACTACCAGAATTGCCCATAGTGTGGAAAAATATTATTAATTTAATTGGTACAAATGTAGGTGAATTTAATATGCTTTCATTTCAATGTCAATCGTTGATGCAATCTCATTTAAATTCGTTGATGACAAAATACAAATTAACAGATGCAACAGCACGCACGAATTTTGATAAAATAAATTCACGGAGTATTCTTGACGTGACCATGGGAAATGATCCAAAACAAATTAATCATGGTGCAACTGTGCTAAATGTCAATGCGATTCCGTACACATATATAAATTCTTTAAGGTTGCTTCATTTGATTGATAGTGAAATAAACTCAAATAAATCGGGTTTTCATGATTCAAACAAACGTTCGGAAGCATCTAATTTTGTCAGGGGTATGCGTTTAGGACAACAGTCAACATTAAAATCATTAAAACGTGATATAGGCGGAAAATAATTAATAAAAATTGAAATATAAACATTTATAATCATATGAACAAATCATATAATAATAAAATAAATAATACAATACATTATGATGTCACCAAAAACATTAGCGTTAGGTGATAGAATGAAAATATATGAAAAAGAATTAAATATAAATATTGAACCACATGAATCATTTATTGTCAGGTTAGACGGAAAAAATTTTAGTAGATTTACAAAGGGGTTTCAAAAACCATTCGACGGCATGTTTATAAGAACGATGTGTTTAACAATGCATGATTTAGTTAAAAAATTTGAGGCTCAAACAGGATACACACATTCAGACGAAATAACGTTGGTTTTTGACAATGCAATACCTGATGGAGAACAAATAAATAATGACATTCATAAATATTGTCATATGTACAACGGAAGAACACAAAAAATATTATCAATTATGGCTTCGTATTGTTCCGTAAAATTTAATCATCATTTAAATATTTTATTAAATGAATATGATGGAGAATATGCATACAAACAAAATTTTATTGATATTATAAAAAGCAATGAACAAATTTTTGATGCAAGAATTATGAAATTTAATGGCGTGGATAATTATGAAATATTAAATCACCAATTATGGCGGTCAGTGCATGATTGTGAACGTAACGCAATTCAATCGTATGCTCATACACATTTTGGATCATCTAAAATAATGAATAAACATTGTGGTGAAATGAAAGATTTGTTATTGTCAGAAAAAGGCATAAATTGGGATGACGTTCCACTATATTTAAAACACGGAATTTATTGTAAAAAAATATTGGTCGAAAAAAAAATAGGAAATGAAAGCATAATTCGGTCACAATATATGTTTAAAATGTTCAAAATATGTTTTAGCGATGAAAATTTAAACATGTTACTATCAAAATATTGGGATGACAATTGCTGCGAAGTTAAATTGGATGAGATAATTTAAATTTATATATTAAATGTATAAATGACATACGTGTCGAAATATAGCAGTGCTAGCACATTATTTTACGAATATGATGAACAAAAAGATGACATAATATTTTAATTTATTTGAAAGTTCATTTTATGGATCACTTAATGATTTAGGAAGATTAAAAGATAAAATGGATATTACTTTTATGCACACTGCAGTTCGTGAAGCAATGGAGGAAAGCGGAAATTTATTACACATTGGCAAATATATTTTAAAAAATAATGCAAAAATAATAAAATTATCAAAATATATGTGTTTCGTTTTGAGAGTGCCAAGTATAATATCAATAAATGATTATTTAAATAATTTGCGCGTGTTAGAAATAAATAAAAAAACAAAAATATTGGAGAGAAACAAATGATTGTGTTAAAATTTATTTATCTGATTTAATTGATAGAGGAATTATCAATAATAAATTAACGCATCATTATTATATGAACGATAAAAAAATACATCCAATAGTAAAAGCCATCATAAAAAAAATAATATCCAAAAATTTATTTAATGAGTTAAAAAATAAAAAATCAATAAAAATGAAAAAAATAAAAGTTGATGACTATGTTAACATAATGTCGATTTAAAAAATTATTTTTTTAGCAAATTTGTTATTTTTTTATTTTTGATGTTATTGATTGCATTTCCTGAACTATTTTTAAATACCCATACAGTTGTAATTTCTTTTATTGGTTTATATGTGAACATCATTCTTTTTCCTTCTTTTTTCTTCTTTTTTCTTTTAGCCCATGTTTCTTTCATTACATCAACAATAGGTCCAATACATGTAGTTTCGTCAAGAAAACTTTGAAATATTGTATCATCTAATATATTTTTTTTAATTTTTTTTAAATAATAATTTTTAATTTCAACTAAATTTTGCGATTGTGTTTCATAATATAATTTTTTTTTTGCATCATTATTTGTTTTCATACGAAACATGTTTATTGATGTCGTTAAAAATACAAAATCAAAACATCCAAATGTCAAAAAGTTTGTTTCATCTATTTTTACTTTTTTAACGGGTGTGCATCTGCAATTATTTCCATAGACAATGGCAATTAATTCATCGTCAGAATATACTTTGACACTAAAGTCCGTTAAACTTAAATATGGATAATATTCAACGATTGTTATGTTGCTTTTATTTTTTTTGAGCAAATTTATCATCTCAAGAACTGTATTTGTATAATTAATGGCAATAAATTCATAGTACGGAACTTTAATTTCTTTAATTAATTTATTGTCTTTTTGTATTTTTGATATTTTAACATAATGATTATACACATAATCGCCAATCATTATTATGTCATCTTTATTTTTTAGATAATCAAAAATAATTTGTAAATCACCGTCGACATTTTTTTTGTGTTTGACAATGGGATCTAAATATTTATTTGATTTTTGTATGGGATAATTTTTTTGAAGAATAAATAATCGAGGTACCGTTTTTTCACTCCATCGCCATGAACTAAAATGTGGGTCAGTTATCATTTTAAACAAATCTAACATTGCAAATCGCGGATGAACATAATTAATATTATCAATTCTAATGAACGGAATGCTATTATATATATT